ATTATTAATTCGGTTGATGACAATTTAATAGAACCAGATGATGATTTTGGATTTAGTGAGTCTAGATTTGATTTTGGAGACGGAAAAGTTTATAGTACCACAAAAGGGGTGGATGTGTCATTATGAAAAATAAGTTTGATAAGATAGACGAATCTTTAGATATAGAATCTACTCAAGTAGTAAAAGATGTTGTTGTTGATGAATTTAAAAGTATACAAAAGATAGATAAAACTTCTCCATTAGATTCATATGATGAGGATTTTCAATACACAAGAGGAAATCTATATTCACTAATCGAAAAAGCACAACAAGCAGTAAATGAAGTTTTAGAAGTTGCACAGCAAAGTGATAGTCCAAGAGCATATGAAGTTGTTTTTCAGGGGATAAAGCACGCTGCAGATGTGACTGATAAATTAATTGATTTGCAACAAAAGATGAAAAAGTTGAATGAATCTGGCACCAAATCACCAACTACTGTTAATAATACTTTGTTTGTTGGTTCTACTGCGGAACTCCAAAAATTACTTAAGCAAGAATTTTCTGACGATAAATAATTTAAAAACAGATGAAAACTTTTTCACAGTTTGTTAGAGAATCAATTGACCCTAAGGGACCAATTAAAAAATATATGTCTCCAGAGGAAATTGCGAAAAAGCATAAAATTTCTCTCGATGTTCTAAATCCCGAATTGAAATTGGGAATTAAGGTAGAGAAGGAACACACTGGAAATAAAAGAATGGCAAGAATGATTGCCCTCCAGCACTTAGAAGAACTTCCTGATTACTACAGCAGACTCAAAAAAGCAGAGAAAATTAAAGAAGAAACCAAATCTGGAGATGAAACTCTTAGAGATTGGTTTAAAAAATCCAGTGGAAAAGACCCTAAAACTGGAAGAAAAGTGCCAGGATGGACCCAAATTGGTGGACCATTTGCTGGTGCTCCCTGTGCTCGTCAACCTGGGCAAACTTCTACTCCAAAATGTGGAAGTTCCAAGATGGCAGCAAATTTATCAGATGAAGAAGAGGATGAAGCATTTAGACGAAAAAATAGAAAAGATCCAAATCAACCTCAAAAATCAGGGGCAGCAAAACCAACCAATGTTGCAACAGAAGAAACTATTATTGAGAAAAAGGATGCTTGTTACAATAAAGTAAAGTCAAGATATAGAGTTTGGCCAAGTGCATATGCATCAGGAGCTTTAGTTAAATGCCGAAAAGTTGGTGCAAAAAATTGGGGCAATAAAACTGAGGAGACAAACTATAATTCACTGCCAGATTGGGAAGGACGTATTTACGAGGATGAAGAAAGGTATTGTCCTAAATGTGAAAAAATGGAACGTATAAATGAGTGTAAATATGGTCCCAAGTTTTGGTTATTATATTCATCTGCAGTTGAACCATCAGATCAAATGAAATATGATCTATCTCAGATATATCCTGCAAAAAAAGTTGAGGAAGAATATACTAGAATACAATCAAGAGGATCAACATATTCTATAATGTTTAATTGGAGAGGAAAGTATCTTTTTGCTCAAATGTTTTTTCCGCAATTTGCAAGACCATCAAAACAACAAGTAACTTACGAGTTGAGGAAAATATATCCAGATGCAATAGTCTTAACTTTTAATCCATCACCTAAAGATCCAACAAAACCATTATTATTTACAGGAGAATTAAATGGATCCAGATAAAATTATTCTTGACTCATTAACTAAAAATTTTGAATATGAAAGAATTTCTAGAGAATTGGATTCTTGCGAAAACATAGAACAACTAAAAAATATAGCAAGGTCATATATTAAATTATATCTACATCAACAAGAAGTTATATCACAAATTGGATTAATAGATGGAAAAGCACTATAAAGGTAATCCCAATCTTAAAGCAGAAAATGTATCTATAGATTGGACAAAAGAAAGACTCAATGAATATTTGAGATGTAAGAATGATCCAATTTATTTTGCAAAACATTACGTCAAAATTGTATCACTTGATCACGGACTTATTCCGTTTAAGATGTATGATTTTCAAGAAACTTTAATTACAAACTTTCACGAGAATAGATTTAATATTGCAAAACTACCACGACAAACTGGTAAATCTACGACAGTAGTTTCATATCTTCTTCACTATGCACTTTTTAATGATAATATTAGAATAGCAATTCTTGCAAATAAAGCAGAAACAGCAAGGGAGTTACTACAAAGATTGCAACTTTCTTATGAAAATTTACCAGATTGGATGCAACAAGGTGTTGGATCTTGGAATAAAGGTTCTTTGGAATTGGAAAATGGTTCTAAAATAGTAGCTGCATCAACATCATCATCTGCTGTTCGTGGTAATTCATTCAATATTATATTTTTGGACGAATTTGCGTTTATTCCCAACCATATTGCTGAGCAGTTTTTCTCATCCGTATATCCAACTATTTCCTCCGGAAATACGACTAAAGTAATAATCATATCCACTCCAAATGGAATGAATATGTTTTATAAACTTTGGCACGATGCAGAAAGAGGAAAGAATGGGTATGTTCCATTAGAGGTACATTGGTCTCAAGTTCCAGGAAGAGATGCAGAGTGGAAGAGACAAACAATTGCTAATACTTCCGAACGACAATTCACCCAAGAGTTTGAATGTGAATTTTTAGGGTCTGTTGATACACTAATTACTGCATCAAAACTCAGAACTATGGTTTATGATGATCCACTAACAAGAAATAAGGGATTGGATGTTTATGAAGATCCAAAAGAAAATAACACATACCTAATGACAGTTGATGTCTCTCGTGGAATGAGTAATGATTATTCTGCATTTATAGTGTTTGATATTAGTGAATTTCCGTATAAAGTAGTCGCAAAATATAAAAATAATGAAATGAAACCGATGCTTTTTCCAAATATTATTCACGAAGTTGCAAAAGCATACAATAAAGCATATGTTCTCACTGAAGTAAATGATATTGGAGAACAAGTATCAAGTATTCTGCATTTTGATTTAGAATATGATAATATTTTAATGTGTTCAATGAGAGGTAGAGCAGGTCAATTGGTTGGGCAAGGTTTTTCTGGAAAGAAAACTCAACTTGGCATTAAAATGTCAAAAACAGTTAAAAAAATAGGATGCTCCAACTTAAAAACAATCATTGAGGATGATAAATTATTAATTAAAGACTATGATATTATCAGTGAATTAACAACTTTTATTCAAAGAAATCAATCTTTTGAGGCAGAGGAAGGATGCAACGATGATCTTGCTATGTGTCTTGTTATTTTTGCTTGGTTGGTTGTGCAAGATTATTTTAAAGAGATGACGGATAATGATGTTCGCAAAAGAATATATGAGGAGCAAAAAGACCAAATAGAACAAGATATGGCACCATTTGGATTTATTGTTGATGGAGTGAATCAGGAGACAAGTTTTGTTGATCAAGATGGAGATAGATGGTATTTGGATGAATACGGGGATAGGGCATATATGTGGGAATTTAGATAAATGGATATAAGTGATCAATTTGAATTAGAACATTTATTCTTAACAGAAAGAAAATGTAGAGTTTGTAAAGAAATAAAGGATTTAATTGATGGATTTTATCTTACTCGTAAAGGAAGAGGAGATATATCATCTGCATACTCTTATGAATGTAAAGTTTGCACAATTAAAAGAATAACAGAGAGTAGAAAGAAAAATACTAATAATTTTTCTTGGCAATATCCAGATTGGTAAATGTTCATTGGCCGTTTCCCCAGTGTAGAGTATCTAATTTATAAATACTTGTAGGCAAAATGAACTTCTTAACGAGGGGAAACAAATGGCGTTAAATTTAGTATCACCTGGCGTCAATATTAGGGAAGTTGATTTAACTCGTGGTGGAATTACTGCTGGGGGAAATCAGGTAGGTGCTATTGCTGGTCCTTTCCAAAAAGGTCCTGTTAATGAACCTATTTTAATCGAGACTGAAAATGATTTAATCAATACTTTTGGGAAACCAATTTCTACTGATGGTCAGTATGAATATTGGATGAGTGCATCATCTTTTCTTTCTTATGGTGGAGTACTAAGAGTAGTAAGATGTAGTTCAAATAATTTAAACAATGCTAATGCTGGTGTTGGAACTACAGCAACTGTTCAAATTGACTCCACAGAAGACTATGATAATAATCATAATTCAGATACCGGATGGAGATGGGCTGCAAGAAATCCAGGATCTTGGGCAAATAATTTAAAGGTTTGTATTGTTGATGGTCTTGCAGATCAAAGAATCGCAATTAATACTAGTGGACTTAGTGTTGGTTACGGGATATCTGCACCATACTCTACAACCATTTTTGGCATAGGAACTACCTCAATAGAAAGTGGTATTTTAAAGGGAATTATTACACAAGTAAATAATAGTTCAATAGATGTAAAAATCCTCAGTAAGAATGTTGGTGGTATTGACACTGAGGTTGAGTATAAGCAAGGTGGTGCATACGAATTCAAATCTTCAAGTGTTGTAGGTATTAATTCTATAGGCACTCTTGTTAGAGTTAAGTCATCAACTATATCTGACATTTCTGTTGTAGTTGCAACTGCTTCGAGCATTATTAATCCCGGTCCCAATGTTACTGGTGCAACACCATTCGCAAGTGCTGGATATTCAATTGGACAAATTATAAGATCAGTCGCAGAT